AATAAAGTTATTGCTTAGTGGTAGCGAGCAGCTCTTTTAAACATTCTTCTATGCTCTACAACAGTGCCGATAATCTCTACACGGCTTCGATCTGACCGGATGATAGGAAAATCTGGATTTAATGGCACTAAGTCAAAAACCTCTTTTCCTTCTTCATTAATTCCGCGTGAACGGTATTTCTTGAATGTAATACCCTCTGGGTCTTCAGCCATTACAAAATCAGTAGGCTGTGGCTTCACTTGGGTATCAATAATAATCAAGTCACCATCCCTGAAATCTGGCAGCATGCTATCTCCAATAACATAAGCACCAAATGAATTAGGACTCACATCCACACTAACAAAAATAAAATTATCCGATGGCATTTGTATCGCCTCCCGCCAGTTCCCTGCTTGTACATAAGTAAGGATAGGGACTCGCTTAAGGCCATCAAAGTCAGCTATTTCAATATTGTTATCTGCATAGTCTGTAATCTCTACAAGTGCAGACTCTAAGCCAGCCGCCAATTCAGGGCTGATTTCATTGGCAGGCACACCGAAGTAATTAGATAGCTTAATTAAAGCATCTAAATTTAATGGTGTGCGCCCATTCAGGTATGCACTAAAGGCTCCTTGCGTATTCCAGCCACATGCATCGGACACGTCTTCCTGAGTGACCTTCTTACCCTTGCTCTTTGCGGCAGCTTTGAAGTTCTCCCAAGCGCTTCTCAAGCGTTCAGCATCTTGCTGGCGTTCAGGTGAAAGCGGTTTCCTAATCATGATGCACATTTCTATTTCTACCCTTTGGTGCATTAAATCTTAATAACGTTATTATTAAACAACAAATAACAATGTTATTGCAAGTGGATAATAGCAATGTTAGTATTTAATCGTTTTCCACTAACAATGTTATTTCTATGGAAACGATACTTTTAAAGGACATGGTGGAGCGTGACGGGCAGATGAAGGCAGCCGACAAAATTGGATGCCATCAAACTGCGGTTAGTGCAGCCATAAGAAAGAAACGGGAAATCTACCTGGAGCTCAGAAACGGAGAGGTTGTGGCCGGTTATGAGATTAAGCCAGCTCTTGGCCTTCCGTTTATCAAAAACAAAAAAGCCTGATGGTTCAGATCAGGCTTTTTTACCTACCAACTCATGGAGTTAATAGATGAATACTAAGATTCAGCTAAATATAACACAAGTGAAAACAATGTCCAGTCTGGAGATTGCCGAGCTTGTTGAATCAGAACACCATCATGTGCGTATTTCAATTGAGCGATTAGCAAAAAGGGGGGTAATTCAACTTCCTCCAATGCGTAAAGTTGAAAATAAACAATCACTTAGTCCAAATAGATTCATTAACGTATATGAGTTTATTGGCGAACAGGGCAAGCTCGATTCAATCACCGTAGTTGCTCAACTTTGCCCTGAATTTACAGCAGCATTAGTTAAGCGCTGGTATGAGCTGGAAAATCAAAACAAGTTACCCCAATCCTTCGCCGAAGCCCTCCAACTCGCAGCAGATCAAGCCAAGCAACTTGAACTCGCAGCACCTAAGGTTCAGTACTTCGACACCGTGGTAGAGCGTTCAAACCTACTGAATGCTACGCAAGTGGCTCAAAAGCTCCGTATTTCCGCTATGGCAATGAACAAGCTACTCGACAGATTGAATGTCTACAGTCATGGCGTGAAGCGTGCCCGCGTATTTAAACAGTGGTTCATAGATCAAGGCTTCGGTGAACTTAAGCAGACTGAGCTGGGCTTCTCTCAGCCAATGTTCACTACAAAAGGCGAAGCTTGGATTATTGAAAAGCTGACAAGTGAAGGGGTGATGGTATGACAGCCCTAAAAAAACATGAGGACAATCTTCTCACTTTTAAAAAGAAAGAGCCAAAAATGACTGAAAACTTTGAAAAGGGTTTCATCATGAAGAGCCGACTTTTTCACAATGATGTTGAACCATTTTTAAGTGATGCAGCAAAAAATGTTTACTCAGCACTAATGGGTTTCATTAGTGGCTTCAATAAGGAATCCGACCATGTGAGCACTCGCCAGATTCAAGGTGGAAAGCTCAAGGGTTCAAATAAGCTTGGATCTGCAACTGTTAATAATGGAATTAAGGAGCTGGCTTGGTTTGGTGTAATCACCGTACTTGATGTTAATTACCGTATTGGCAACAAATATCGCATCAATGAAGTGTCTCTTGTTGAGGCATTCGAAAAGATAGATGCGGCGCAAATGAAAGCTCTTCGATTACAGAATAAGTGCGCTTCAGTTAGTGAAGCGCTTCAGTTAGTGAATAGCAGTGCTTTCATTAGTGAAGCAGTGAGCGCTTCAGTTAGTGAAGCATCAATAGATATTACTTATATATATTTACCAATAGATAAAACCTTAAGTCGCTTCGCTCCAAAATTTCCCTTGAAAGCCAATTTCTTTAATTTTCAGGACTTCAAGAGAACAGACTCAGATGCTCACATTAAAGCTTTCATTCTTGAACAACAAAGATTGGAGGCGGAGCAAAAAGCACAAGCCGAAGCTGAACGCAAAGACAAGGCTCGTAAATTATCTTATGACGAAGTAATCAAATTAACTTCGGAAAGATTTTCACTTTTCTGTGATTTCTCTCTCTGGGAGCAATACGTATCTAATCGTTCTCAAACAGCAAAAACAAAGCTGACCAAAAATGCCCTGAATGCGATTTACAAGGATTTCCAGAAATGGGGATTTGATGGCAGCAATGAGTCTTTGAAAACTTCAATCACTGGTAACTATCAAGGTTTGTTTGCACCAAAGCAGCAATTCACACCTGGACAACAAAACAAACCATCTCGCTGGGATGAAATTCAACAGTTGATCGCACAAGAGGAGCAGGGCAATGACAGCTATGGTTTCTAATCAACAAACTGCGGTTCAACCAATCAAGACAGGTCAACTGGTTGCAACTTTCAAAGCAATTGCACCGCGCTCTTTTGAAAAAACTTTTGAAGGTATGCCAGCCGAAGCAATCAATCATGCAATGAAAATTTGTGTTGAAGATCTTTCGCGAGAGCAGATTACAACAGGGCTACGCATGGTCCGTGATAACGGCTTTTGTCCAGATCCAGCAATGTTTCGCAAATGGTGTCTTGGGATTACAGGTTTTGGTACTGAGCAGCAACGTGTTGTTGATTCATTTAAGGGGAAACATGCAGCACTGGGCAATATCGTGAAATGGCTTGGTGATAACACCCATGCAATCACAAATGCCGAAAAAGAAGCGTATGACCGCTGTTATGAAATGTTTTCTGACATCCAGTGGGCAAAGAACATCGATAGAGCCTCTTATTTAGCGTATGAGGCATTTAAAGACAACTATGTGGACGTAGTTAAGGAATATGCCGAACAAGGGCAACAGCAAGCAATCTGGGAGCAACCAGTAGGTATTGAAGACAAGAAGCAGGCTGATTTGTATCGTCCGGTGCCTAAATCCTATCTGCCTAAGCAATCACCAGAGGCTAAGGCGTGGATTGATCAGCGTGCTAAAGAGCTTGAGGAAAAGGGATTAAGTGTGATTCGCGCTTTGATGCAAGCCACCCAGGAGTGTCCTGCTGAATTTAAGGAGGCCGTATGACCCATAAATCAACATGCCTCTGCTTCACATGCAGCAAGGCTAAGCGTAGAGCCAGTTCAAAACGTACTCCCAAGCCGAAGCAGTACGAGTACAAGAATCTGGATATGAGCAAGATTGATCAGTACAGCGAGCAGCGGATTCGGGCGTTGTGGAGTATGCAGGATAACGAGAGTATGGGAGGTGGGGTGTGAATCTAATTGAAAAATGCGGTGGACAGGGTCCAGCCGAAATGATTGCTGCTTTAGTTCTCTCAACTGTTGCATGCCCTGATGGGTATTTTCCTCAATTGCAAAAATATTTTTCTGTGCTTGATGGCCATGTGTACCTATACCACGAGAAAGAGCGTCAATTTCTACCATACATGGATTTAGATAAGGTTTATCTGGACTACGTGTGGCTTAAAGATCTTAAAGCAGAAATCGAAGCGTGTATGCAGGAGGGTGCGGCATGAACACTACTCAGTCACACAGCTACATGTTCGAAATGACGCTTGAAATCGTGTTGTTTATTACGTTCCGGACAAAGAAAACCTATGTGCAGGATGTCTTGGATGATGTGGTTTCAGGCGCAACAGGTAGAACGGTTCAGCGGTATTTGTCATCACTTGAGAAGCTTGGATTTATTGAAGGTGATGGCAAGTGCCCGCAAGGATTCTTACCGACTGAAAAAACCAAACAGTTATTTGGAGCAAATCCATGAAAAAGACAAAGCAAAACCTGTATGCAGAGTGGGAAGTTATTTCAATGGCTGAGTGGCTTGAAGGTCTTGGTCGTAATCCTACAAATGACGAACTGATTGCAACGTACAAAGGGAATTTTTTTCCACTTTATCTAAACCGCCAGGTGGATAAGAAGCAGATCTGGACACTGACCATTCAAACCACATTGCAAGGTGATGATGGCTCTACTCATGAGTATGAAATGGAATGGTCTTTCAATAAACCAATGAGCATCAAGGAAGTGATCAATGGTGCCAAGCATATCAAGGTTGAAAGCGATGGCATCAAGACACGCTGGCAAGGCGTATCAAAGCAATGGCTTGATGCAGTGGATGAAGATTTAAAAGGGCTTACAGCTGTGAGTGCGTGGGCTACTGCAACGTGTGTGGGGATGGTTGAGCAGAGAAATCCAGCAGCGGTGCTGCTAGGCAAGATGATCAGTTGGGGAGCCACCGCATGACTAAGCATGACAACGTGAGCCTAGGGGGAATTATGAAAGCAACTGAGTTTGTGAAGAGGCACGGTTGGGAGTATGCAAAGGGGATAGTTGTTGCTTGTGAGTCTGGATTTCTGCCGAAAAATCAAAATTATACCGAGCTAAAACGCCTTGTTGAGAGTCATGAGCTTGTTGAAGCTTATGGTGGTTTAGCTGACTGCAAGAACCATATTGACTATATTTCAGATGACATGAAACAAGCCATCGCAGACGTGGAGGCATGCCAATGAGATCAGTTGAGGATATGGCGCAGGAATGTCTGCTTAAGCTCCTGCCGAGTTATACCGCCAATGAATTAAGCGCACCAGATCGAGAAGAGTTGGTCTACGTCTGTATTGAGTTAGCCAAAGAACTACAAACCGAACTCAACAAGCTCAACCGAGGCGTGCCAGATGCAATCCTCGAAGCTGAACGCCGGAAGTGCAGCCACATTTGGCGCGATGCAGCAGCAGACGGACCAGCACGGAATTGTTTGAACTGTGGTCAGACGGAAGTGGGGGAAGGGTGATGGAGAGATTGTCGAATAAAGATTTCATAGCAATCGGTTTTAAGGAGTTTTCTTATCACACTGTTGGAAATTCAGTGAGCTATAACTTAGGTAGAAGGCGTTACCTATCGGCTGTGTGTATTGGTCAAGGCAACGAAGCTCTTTTTCTTTGCGAGAAATCAGAAGTTGGTAACCACTACACGGATTTAGTTTGCATACATAACCGCGACTATGACGGTTTCATCACTTTGGAGAAAGTTAAGGCTCTGATTGGGTGGTTTGGTGATGATGTGGCGAGGTGAGTCATGAAGGCAATTAAGATTCCGTGTGAACATGATTTGCTTAACAGCGATCCTGAAGTTTGGGCAGATGCGGTTATGCGTTGCAAAGGTGGCAATCCGTACTGTGGTGCTGATGGGTATTGCCATGCAGGTGGAGAGTGTTTCGCAGATCAAAAGCTCACAAGGGAACAGGCTATTTTAGAAGTAGATCGTCTAGCTCAGGAGCTTTATGAGGCAAAGCGAGAGAATGATCTCTTGAGAGCTTTACCTTCAAAGCTTATTCGACAATTAGAGATTGCGCTAGAACACAACAAGAAAGCTGGCCAGTCACAACGAGTTTTCGCAATCAAATATTGTATTGCTGAGATTAATAAGAATTTGCGAGGTGCCAATGACTAACCTCCGCATCACCACAGCACAAGCGCGTAAAGCCGGACTAGGCCCTCGATTTGGTGTGAAAACCAAGTCGGGGAAAAAGAAATCTAATCCAGATCCAATGCCAAAGGTTCCGGCTCATCTGGTCGAAGGGAAAGGATTTGGTGTGATGAATGATGAGTTGCTCTGGTGTGAGGTTTTAATCACACCTCCTTCGGTGAATCACTATTGGATCCGTGGGGCCAACAAGACCAACCGATTAAGCAAGCGTGCAATCCACTTTATTGACGTTATGAAGCGTTTTATTGAGCCGGCAGGGTATCAGGGCAGAGTTCGCGTAAAGATCGAATACGCGCCACCTGATGCGAAAATACGTGACATCGATAACATCGTAAAACCATGCTTTGACGCTTTGTCGAAAGGTGGGTTGATTCTGGATGATTCCCAGGTGGATGAATTGCTTGTGAAGCGGTTGCCATCAGAAAAAGGCGGGAAGCTGATTATTCAAGTTGAAAAGTTGAAGGTATAAGGGGAACGGGATGAATGCGGCAGTGAAAACACAAGTAATGGATTGGGCAAAATATACAATTGATGGCTGGCTGGAGCAGTTCGGGGCTTGGTGTGAAACTGAGCGCATGAGAGGAGGAGACTATCCCGATGGTTTGCATATTAATCAGATTTACTGGTTGATGCGTGAAGCAGGCAAGGAAATGCCGAAGGGTAAGGCTTATATTCGTTGTGAGATTAGCGACTATGAGGCGGATCAGGTGCAGGCGTTGTTGAGGGGTATCTTTCAATCTGAGTCAGTGGACTTCACAGCCAAGTATGCGGTGATGTGTCTGGTGAAGCACAAGGTGGAGAATCGTAGCCATAAGGCAGTAGGCGCGCTAACTAATCAAGGGGAGACTCAGGCTCGAATGATGATTAATTGCGGCCGTCATTTTATTCATGCTCGTGATAATCGACTAAAAATTGGCTAGATATTGACACGCGCGTGTGAAAACGGTATTTTCTGTTATAGTGACCGAAGTTATGGTAATCCACTAAGTATTTAAAGAGCTCGCTATTTTAGTGGGCTTTTTTCGTTTCTACGGAGTGATAAAATGGCCTGGCTTTCAAATCGGCATGCACCAACCAAACCCAATCAATTATGTACTCTAGCAATCAAGGTAGATGACGAATCAATTGATTATCTCCCTGCAATTTGGGATATATGCGATAGTGAAGATAAATACTTTACTTTAACTGTGGACCGGCCTGATCTGGGTGATGTAATTCGATTAAGTCAGGTCGAAGCCTATATGACTTATCAGCCCTTAACTGCTGAAGATAAGAAGAAGTTTTAAGAGCTTTCGCTACGTTTCCTTTGTTTAAATTAACATCAAAATTAATACGTCAATGAGGAAACCACAAGAAGCGTGAAGGTTGGGATGGTTAGGAAGTGTGGGAAATGCCAATCAGATAGCTAAAAACTATATTTGTCGGATAAACTTCTCAGTCTATTCCATTTAAAGAAATTTTGATGTAAATATGCCGGTTCAAATTCGCAGAAAGCGAATTTTCTCCTGGTGAAGTAAATGAATGAAAATTTAGGCGTAGTTATTTTTTATGCACTGTGCATTCTTGGAGTTGCCATTGAATTGGTTGGCCTACTCAATAGAGATGTAATATTTATGATTATTGGGGCTGCATTTTTAATTAGTGCATTTCTGGTTAAGGCAGAATTTAAGCTGCATATTGTTTTCTGGAAATAGACTAAATAGCGCTCTTTTTGTTTGAATTAAGCCCTCTTCGGAGGGTTTATTTTTGGGTGATCAATATGTCATGCAAAGGCTGTGAGGCTCGACGCGAATGGATCAGGAAGCAAGTAGATGAAGCCAAAAGACGAACCAAAGTATTGCTGCAACGACTTGCTGCTAAAGATTCTGGAGCAGAACAATCAGTTGCTAATGAATCAAAACAAACTAACAAAGCAAAACAATCAGCTCATTCAGATCAATTATGAACAGGGTGCTCAGATCAATGAGTTGTTAATGCGGCTTGAAGATGAAGAAGAGCCGAAGTCATCAGGTTATTTGGATGGGTAGATATGAAACTACAGCAGCTCAAGCCGAGACTACAGACATCGAAGGAACCGAGACCAACCAAGGTTAATTGGGGTAGTGGTCGTGGTGGCAGACCTTGGCGCAGACTCAAGCAGAAGATTCATTTACGTGATGGTTGGACATGCTGTTCATGTGGTCGTGTAACGCATGAGCTTGAGTTGGACCATATCGTTAATGTGGCTCAAGGTGGTACGGATGATGAAGCTAACCTGCAGTCGTTATGTGTGCCGTGTCATAAGAAGAAGACGAGTAAGGAGAGTCGGGTATGAATGGAATTACTAATCTTCCAGATGATGCTACTCACAAGGTGGTTTGGGGTGAGCTGGCTGTCTTATTCAAGCGTTCTAATGGTGCTTGGTACACTTGGGTTGGAGGCGACTGGCATGAGGCATGGGAATTTAAGTTCTGGTGGTGTTTTGGCTGGAAGATGCAGACTAGAATCAGTTCTATTACACATAAAATGATCCCTATAAAACGCATAAAAGATGACGCAGGAAACCCCGGTAGGCAGGGGGGAGTAAAATCCTTCAAAATCAGTTGGTAGCGGACACCACCGCCCATCCCATTTATAAAAAAATTTCCGGTTTTAACGCCTTGTTATGGTGAGGTTTCATGTTATGGCACTTACAGATCGAAAACTTGCCTTCGTGGAAGCAATTCAACAAGGTAAAAATCAAACAGACGCAGCAATACAGGCAGGTTATTCAGAACACACAGCTCAAGTGCAAGGTTCGCGATTGATGAACGACCCAGATGTTATGCAGGCGCTTGCTGGCGAGGTTGGTGATGGTGAAATCAACATCCCTGAAACTTCTGACCCATTAGAGTTTTTACAGACTGTCTGGAATACTAATGGACTCGAAGTAAAAGATCGGATTGCAGCAGCACGAGCCGCACTACCTTACAAACATCAACGCCTTGGTGAGACTGGTAAGAAACAGGCTAAAGAAGAGAATGCTAAAAATGCCACTCAAGGTGGTGGGAAGTTCGGAACACTGGGGTCGCAGATGAAACCGAGTTAAAAATTTATTAACCAGAAGCCTGCATTACGCAGGCTTTTTTATTGCAAGTAGAAACAGGAGAAACAGAAATGTTTACAGTAAAACTTATCCAAAATGGCGTTACTTCGGTAACTGAATTAAAAGACATTGTGATTGCTCGACAAGGATCGGAATCATGGGATGAAGATTGGGCTATGGCTAAAGCACATAATAGTGAGTCACCTGATCTTATTGAGTGCTACTGCACACCCGATTCACAAGACAATAAGTTGATGAATGAATACACCAATGTTGTTGAACGCGAAGGTGTGAATGGTATTGCAAAAGAACAATGCATTGGCATTCTTTGTTTAAACGAAACTTGCCAGATCGCTCCCGCTATTCCAGAGAAAGGTAGTGATGGTTTTGGTTTTGCCAAGTTGTTTTTATATAAAGGCGATCAGCTGTATGTAACCAATCGATATGGTGCAACTGTAGAGATTGTTAAATAGCTGCAAGGTAAATGTCGTCTTATGGCCCATCGATTTGATGGGCTTTTATATCTATACGAGAGCCAACTAGTGCCTACAGTGTTGCGCAGCACGAGGGATGGACACACCCTGTTGGCTCTCATATAGGTTTGAATTAAAGGGTACTAATTATGGGTTGGTTATCATTTAAAAGACAGGACAATGGAAATTACCTATTTAAGGAAGGTGATCTCTCTATTGAATATGACGAAAGTGGTTTGCTTAAGGTTTATCAAAAAGACAAGGTGGTTCATACCAAGCAATTTCCTTCAGCAACAAAAGCTATGATGGGTGTAGAGCCAATCTACAACAAATACAAGGCTTAAAAATCTATGTCAGCAATACTCCCAGACTGGACAACAGCGTGCCCAGATTGGGAGGAACGCATTGTCGCCAAACAATCTCTCATGCCGTGTAAGCCGCTATTTCCTGATGTGGCGGATATTGCACTAAGAATATTTAATGAGTTAATCCTGGTTGATGTGATGGATAGCCCGAAAATGGGTGAAGTTACATTGCCTTGGGTGCTTGAATTCGTTGCAGCAATCTTTGGTTCATACAATCCTGAGACCAAGCGCAGACTGATTCGTGAATTCTTCTTACTGATTTCAAAGAAAAACACCAAGTCTACGATTGCAGCCGGAATCATGATGACTGCATTGATTCTGAATGACCGGAAATCAGCAGAACTCATTATTATCGCGCCAACAAAAGAAGTAGCAGATAACTCGTTTAATCCGATCCGGGACTTTATTCGGGCCGATGAAGAACTGTCCGAGATGATCAATATCTCTGAGCACACTAAAACAGTAACTCATTTGGGTACTGGTGCAACACTGAAAGTGATTGCTGCAGAAAGTAATGCTGCTGCCGGCAAAAAGGCTTCAATTATTCTGATCGATGAAGTCTGGCTCTTTGGTAAACGAGCTAATGCTGAATCAATGTTTCGTGAAGCAAAGGGTGGTCTGGCATCACGTCCCGAAGGGTGTGTGATCTATCTGTCTACGATGTCAGATGAAGTGCCTTGTGGCGTGTTTAAGCAGCTTCTGGATTATGCCCGAGATATTCGGGATGGCATCAAAGTTAATCCGCAATTCTTGCCACTAATTTATGAATTTCCTAAGTGGATGCTGGAAGCAGGCGAACACTTAAAACCTGAAAACTTCTACATCACTAACCCGAATCTGGGTGCATCGGTTGATGTGGATTATCTGATTAATGAATTTGAGAAGGTTCGGGATGCAGGCGAAGAATCGCTAAGAGACTTTCTGGCTAAACACTTAAACGTCGAAATTGGCATGAACCTGCGGGCTAACCGCTGGGCCGGTGCTGAATACTGGCTGAAACAAAAACACGTTTTCACACTCGACGACATTATTGAAAAGTCAGACGTAATCACGATGGGGATTGATGGTGGCGGTCTGGATGACTTGCTTGGGTTTGCAGTGCTGGGCCGACATGCGAAAAGTCGTAAATGGTGGCTTTGGAATCATGCATGGGCCAATAAAATTGCAGTCGAAAGGCGTAAAGAAAATGCGCCTAAATATGCTGACTATGAGAAGGAAAAAAGCCTGACCATTGTTGAGCGTATTGGCGATGACCTTCATCAGTTGGGATTGATAGCTAAGAAAGTCTTTGACTCTGGAAAGCTGGATAGAATTGGCTTGGATAAGATGGGAATGGGCGGTCTTGTTGATGGGCTGCTTGCTGCTGGAATACCAGAAGATAACCTTATCGCAGTACCGCAGGGCCATCATCTTATGGGCTACATTCTTACAGCAGAGCGCAAACTGGCCGAAGGCAATCTGTACCATGCAGGGCAAGGCCTGATGACATGGTGTGTAGGGAATGCGCGTATCGTGATGATTGGTAATAGTATGCGGATTACTAAACAGGAATCAGGTGTTGGGAAAATTGACCCCCTGATTGCTACATTTAATGCTATTGCACTTATGAGCATGAATCCTGAGCCGGCCCAAAAAGATTACAACGTCTACTTTATTTAACTAAACCGTATTAACCAAAGCTCGCATTAAGCGGGCTTTTTCTATTGGGGTGTCCAATGAAAAAAGCTTACAGCCTGCTACAGGTCAAATCGTTTGATGCTGAGCAGCGAATTATTAAGGGAATTGCTTCAACACCAAGCCCCGACCGAGCAGATGACATTGTTGATCCGCAAGGTGCCAAGTTTGCGCTTCCTATTCCATTTCTTTGGCAGCACATGCACTCACAGCCTATTGGTGAAGTTACCGAGGCAGTTGTGACCGATAAAGGCATCGAGGTGACTGTTCAGATTGCCAAGATTGAAGAAGAAGGAAAATTAAAGGACCGCATTGATGAGGCTTGGCAGTCCATTAAGTCAGGTCTGGTCAAAGGTCTATCTATTGGCTTTCGTGGCCTCACAGTTGAAGACATTCCGCGTTCATGGGGTCTGCATTTTAAAGAGTGGGAGTGGTTTGAATTATCAGCCGTAACTATCCCAGCAAATGCAGAAGCATCCATCACAGAAGTTAAATCGATTTCTAAATCTTTCGAGCAGCAAGAAAAATCCGCGATTGGTGACGAGCCGCAAAAACCGAAAGTAGAAAAAACCCCTGCTGGCGATTCGGCAGAACAAAAACACGTAATAGTCAAATTGAATTGCCCAACAAAGGGTGGAGTGAAATTATGAATAAATATCTAAAACAGCTGCTTGATGCTCTTGCTGCAAAGAATGCTGAAAAGCAAGGCATCGTAACCAAAGCACTTGATGGTGGTCAAACGCCAAACGAAGATGAAGAAAAGCAGATTGATGCAATTGATGCTGAAATCGCTACTATTCAGAAAAACATTGACCGTGTTAAAGACATGATCAAACAGGCAGAAGATGCTGCAAAAAATGCAACTCCTGCTGCTGGCCAAACCGCTGCACAAGCAAAAGCCTCAGCTGAAGGCAATCCGAACCCTGAAGGCAACGACTCTAAAATTGAAATCGTGCCTTTAGCTAAAGGTATTGGCTTTGCTCAATATGCCCGAGCGAAACTTGCAGCCGCACTTGAGGCCAAAAAAGGCCACTACATCACACCAGTAGACATGGCAAAACAACTTGGCTTTGGTGACGAGGTTCAGGACCTTGTGACAAAAGCAACTTTGGGTACCACTACAGACTCAGGATTTGCGGCATCACTGGTCACTGAAAACCGCTTAGTTGGTGAGTTTGTTGACATGCTTCGTGCTGCAACCGTATTTGACCAACTTACAGGTTTCCGTAATGTGCCTTTTAACTCCAAAATCCCTAGCCAGTTAACCGGCGGTCAAGCGCAATGGGTGGGTGAAGGCGCACCAAAGCCATTAACAAACCCAACCTATGGTGAAGTGGAAATCAAAGAGCATAAGCTTGCTGCTATCACGGTCTACACTCAGGAGCTAATGCGACGCTCTGATCCAGCCGTAGACATCTTGGTTCGTGATGACTTAATTGAAGCATCAAAAACTTTAATTGATAACACATTCCTTGATGCCGGTGCTGCCACCGCGGTTCGTCCTGCGGGTCTACTGAATGGCATTACTGCTACTGCCAACACTGGCACCACAGCAGAAAACTATGAAGCCGACCTACTGGCCTTAGTGAATAGCTTTGTTACCGCAAACCTCTCGCTGGATGGTGCGTACTTCATTATGTCTGAAACGCGCGCTGCTCAGATCAGCTTACTTCGTGATGCTTTGGGCCGTAGCTATTTTGAAGGCATGGCACTTCGTGGTACTCGCACCTTGATGGGTATTCCAGTTATCACCTCTCAGACTGTCGGCAACAAGATTATTCTTGTGAAGACTTCTGAGATTCTGCTTGCTCAGGATGGTGGGGTGGATGTGTCTTACTCTGATCAAGCGACTCTGGTTGATGGTGGTACGACTCATCACTTGTGGCAAGAAAACAAATTTGCGGTACGTGTTGAGAAATTCATCACTTGGGCAAAACGTCGCCCAATCGCAGCGGCATTCCTAGATTACACACCATAATCTAAATTGAATGCTTCAAAAACAGCTCCTTAACCGGGGCTGTTTTTATATCTAAGCATCACAATTGTTTAGCTATAGGAACAGTCTATGAAGATTAAATATTTAAAGATAACCCACGACTCTAATGTTGGGGATGTGAAAGAGGTTCCTGACTTTCAGGCAAATGTTCTGCTCAAGATTGGAGTAGCTGAAGCATATAAAGAGCCTAAAAAGGCTGCTCCAAAAGCGAAAAAAGAAGATAAAACTCAAGAATAGGATGTAAAGAATGGGCTTTTTCGGAAATTTATTTGGTAAAAAGAAATCTCTCCAAGGAGTCCATTCAAACCAAGGTTGGACTTCTTTGTTTGTGCATGAGCCATATGCAGGGGCTTGGCAGAAAAACGATGAGCTGACTCGGGAGGATTTGGCGGCACATCATGCGGTATTTAGCTGTGTTTCTCTAATTTCTCAAGATATTGGCAAAATGCCGATTATCTTAAGAAAAAAACAGAAAGGTGTTTGGATTGATCAGGAAATACCAGGGCGTTTTAATGTTCTAAAGAAACCAAATCACTATCAGACATGGCAGCAATTCAGCGAGCAATGGACTACCTCCTTATTGCTTCGGGGTAATACCTATGCTTTTAAAGTCCGGGATATTTTTAATGGCCGTGTAGTGGGCTTAAAGGTGTTAAATCCTGACTTAGTAAAACCATTAGTTAGTGATTCTGGTGATGTGTTTTATCAGCTTAATGATGATCGACTTAATCAGACTTCTTATGAAGTGGTGCCAGCATCTGAGATCATTCATGACCGTATAAACTGTTTCTATCACCCTCTTGTGGGCTTATCACCAATTACAGCCTGTGCGGTGGCGGCAGGGCATGGTTTAGAGATTCAGCAAAGCCAACGCCGACACTTTAGAAATAACAGCCGTCCTGGAGGGATTCTTACAGCTCCGGGACCTATAGACCCTGAAAAAGCAAAATCCATTAAGGCACAGTGGAATGAAAACTACGGTGGTGCAAATGCAGGGTGTACAGCAGTGGTAGGAGATGGCTTGAAGTTTGAGGCTATTGCTATATCTGCTGCTGACTCGCAACTTATTGAACAGATGCGGATGACCAATGAAGTGATCTGTGCCGTTTTCCATGTACCACAGTTTAAATTGGGTATTGGCACCATTCCAGCGGGACAGAAAGTTTCAGATTTAAACGAAATTTACTACTCGGATTGCCTGCAAAGTTTGATTGAGGCTCGCGAAAACTTACTCGATGAAGGCTTGGGCCTAAAGACCTCAAATTTAGAAGCCTTTCTCGATCTGGATACTTTAATTCGCATGGATTCAGTATCTCAGATGCAGCGACTTAAAGAAGGTGTTGGTGCAGCAATCATGACACCCAATGAAGCGCGTCAAAAGCTTGGTTTAGAGCCCCTTGAAGGTGGCGACACAGTTTACATGCAGCAGCAGAACTATTCGCTTGAAGCATTGTCTAAACGCGACCAGATGGATGATCCTTTTGGGAAATCTGCTCCAAATACGCCTCAAAATACCGAAAATTCAGACCAAAAAGGCCAGTATCAAGGCATTTTCAAGGCTGAAAATCAGTATAAATCAGGTCAGTTTGTGACGCATAAAGGCTCGCTATGGCACTGTGAAAAAGACCATTCAGGCGAATTTAGCCATGAAAACTTCAAATTAGCGCAGAAGAAATGGGGTGAAGAATGAGTATTGTGAGTCTTGAGACCCTAAAGGAACATTTGCGCTATGACGATGATTCAAATGATTTAATGCTTCAGGGATATTTAGATGCAGCTGACTCGGTGGTGCTGAATTACATCACTGATGAGTTTGAGCCTGATTACCCTAAAGCAATTCATCAGGCGATTTTGCTGCTGTGTGGATATTGGGACCAGTATCGCAATGCTGAGCAGGAAATGCCGGTAAATGGCAACTTTCTGCCGATGCCGGTACAAAGCCTGCTTTATCCGTATCGTAAGCCTACAGCGATTTGAGGTGGTTATGATTACAGCTCAAGAAGCACTACAGCAAAGCTTAACAGGCGACCCCCAAAGAATGCTTTTAATTGCTGAATCCAAAATTAAGGAAGCAGTTAGTAAAAAGCAGTCATCGTGCACTATTGAATATAGTCGTTATCTATATAGCGATTTAGACATTCGAGTTTTATACAGAACTCTACAAGGGCTTGGTTATTTTTGCTATCCAGAGTTTATGTGCAGCGGAAACAATCATAAGTTAGAAGTGAGGTGCTGACGTATGTGTTGCAAATGCTATTGTGATTGTAAATACAATAAAAGCCCTAGATATCGGCCTGTTAACTCTAATTATGATATTCCACCTCCACCACTACCGCCACCGCCAACCTCTTTATCAGACGGTGGGTGGATTCCAAAGCGCCCAGTCTATCCAGATCCTGTGGAGATTAAGAAATGAGTCAACGTGCCGGCGAGCTCTGCCATCGTGTAACGATTCAGCATAAAACCACGGTCTATGATGAATACAACTATGAAACTGAAGCCTGGGCTGAATACAAAAAGCTTTGGAGTAAATTGGAGTTTCTTTCAGTAAAAGATTCGATAAACGCCAAAGCTGCCGGATCAGAAACCACAGCCCGATTAAAACTACGTAAACGTGATGATGTTAACTCGGGTATGCGTGTTTTATTTGATGGCCAGACCTTCCAGATCGTTTCACCGCCTAAACCAGACAATGAAAACGGTCGTATTTATATGACGTTGGAGTTGTCTTTAGTGGGGTGAGGCTCTATTATTTAGGCACAGACTTAAATAAGCAAAATTATGAAAGCGCTCATGTTTTATGTAGCAATGTTCAGTATTCTTTATCTGATGTGTCTATTTACTTTGCTTGTTGCCGGTGCATCATTTGAAGATATTAAAACTATCTCTCTTGGGTTTTTGGTGAGTGTGTTGGTTTGTTATCCCTTTTTCCTGAAAGTTAAAAAAATATTGTAATTATCCCAATTCTAAAGCCCGCCTAGTGCGGGTTTTTTAATGCGAGGCATTTATGTCAGTGGAATTTAATATTGAGGGCTTGGATGAAGTACAGGAAAAGTTTAAAAGACTCGGCAATCCTCGCTTGATGAAGAATGCTGCAAGGCGCTCAATGCGTAAGGCCATGGCAATTGTTCGTGATGCAGCTCGGAATAATGCAAAAGGGATTGATGATCCCGAGACAGCTGAAAAGATCTGGAAAAATATTGCGATTGCTGCTGGTAAAACACGAAATCCAAATGAAGTAGTGATGCGTGTCGGTGTGCGTGGTGGTGCCTCATTCTCTAATCCGAATCCACCCAGCACAAGCGGTGGGGACACCCGCCATTGGCGCTGGATAGAGTTTGGCTCAGTACACAATCCTCCGGTGCCATTCATGCGCCCAGCACTGCAAAATAACATTCAGGCAGTTATGAGCAGTTTTGCTCACAACTTTAATGCTGAAATCGATAAGGAACTCGCCAAGTTATGAATATTTTACCCGTAGTTCCGACGCTGAAAGCCAGTCCAGAAGTTACAGCATTGCTTGGTACCAGTCCTTTAAAAGTCTGGGAGGATATTGCGCCAAGTGGTACGGCATATCCTTATGCGGTCTGGTCAGTGGTCACTGGTGATCCACAGAACAATTTAGACTGCCCGGCCAATACTGATCATGTGTCATTCCAGATTGTGGTTTACGACACTCAGCAGAAAAGAGCGTCAGATATTCGGTCTGCAATACGAAAGGCCTTAGAGCCGCATTGCTATGTCACTAACATTCACCCGAACCACTTTGAGCGCATTGCTGACACCAATATTTTTGGGCGTGGCTTTGATGCGAATTGGTTTTTAGATAGATAAATAATTTTTTAACCAAGCGTCCATATGGGCGCTTTTTTTATGCCTAAAATTGAGGAGTAGCTACTCATGGCAACAACAAAAGGTGTTTTATCGCAAGGTACCCATGTATGGATTCTGCATGGCGCGGTACCAGTGCTTACTCGAATTCTATGTGTTAAGTCTATCGGCTGGGGTGATGATTCAACTACAGATATTGATAATACTTGCCTCGATGAAACAGATGTAAAAACTTCTGAAAATGGGCTGGCAACGCCCGGCGAGGGAAACTTCGTAATTAATACTGACCCCAAAAATGCAACACACATGACTCTTTTGCAGGCTGCTACAAATAAAGAAGTAGTCGGCGTTTATGTTGGCTGGTCGGATGGAACTTCTGCTCCAACTCTTTCTAATGGTGAGGTTGTATTGCCGGAAGATCGCACATGGTCTTACGCAACAGCGCAGCTTCGTAAAAATTCAGCTGTATTTGATCCTGACGCATTGGTAAACCATACGGTTCCATTCAAACGCCAGACTGAAGTAATAGACGCATTTAAAACGGTGGTCCCATAATGAAGAAACTGGATATTAAAGGTCTTAAAAAGGTGGCGCTTGAACAAAGCCCGCCTGTTGAGAAGACAATTAAATTTAATATTGGTGGCGAAGAGTATGAAGGTCAGGTGTGGGTTCGGCCTTTGAGCTTTAAAGATCAGAGTGAAATCTCTAAGGCTTACCAGTGGAACTTCAATGAAGACGACCCAGCTAAATCAGAAATTAAGTCTATTGATACTCGCCGGTTACAGGCAGCTCAGATTTTGGGAAGTATTTGTGAAGATGCAAAAGGAACAGCATTCTTTAGCACAGTTGATGAAGTGTTGGACTCCAATCCCTCATTAATTGGCGCAATGTATGAAGCTGCCAATGATGTAAATAATTTTTTGGGAAAGTCACAGAAGATGAGTTTAACGAAAACGAATTCTGGTGCGAGCTCGTCCTCAACGGAGTCGGCGGAAAAACGATCCAAGAAGCAAAGCAAAACATTGTCGGCAGAGAGCCAGCAATCTGGCGAGACTACCGAAGAAAACGCGGAAGTCTTAACATCGGCAGAAGAGTAGAACAGGCAATTGGCAGCCTGCACGAAACCTATCTAAACGGAAAGCTTAAAGAAGAAGATCGATTAGATAACCAATTCTTTATGCCACATGAAGATGTGCCAAAACCACTCACCTTTGAAGAAGAGCGCATGTTAGCCATTAAGAAGAAATCAGGTTAGCTTGGTTTCTTTTTTGAATTATCCTTAGTATTTTGTTCTAAGGGTCAGGCGAGAACTGAATATGAACAAATGTATCTTAGGATTAATATGTATTTCTGGTTTGGCTACAGCTGGAGAGGTGCATATTTATAAAGACTCGGATAGATCTATAATTTTAAGTGGAAGAGAGTCGAATAAAACTGACTATCAAAAAGTAAAGACAATTAAATATAAAGATGCTTTAAGCCGCGCATGGAAGCCTTATTGCAGTAAAGATGCTTTTACTGGCTCAAAAAAGTGCAGCATGAATTACCAAGACGTACAAGTAAGCCTAATAGATGGTAAGTATGGTGTGTATATCGGCCGTAATCATTTTCCGCGCACACAGAGCGCTATACGAGTTGATGGTAATGTACCTATTTATGGATATGAAGGCATAAGTAAAAGCCCGAAAGTAGCCATAGAGCAAATGAAAAAAGGAAAGACGGCATATACTCGCTATCAGGAATGGCCTTATAAATACAATCAAGATGGCGAAGCTGATCTGACTGGTTTTGCTGAAAGTTTTAATAAAATGCTGGAGCAATATAAAGCACTCTAGCTAATAGTTTTCAAGAAAAGCACTCAAATGAGTGCTTTTTTATTGCCCGGAGTTTTTGTATGAGCGCAAAGTTAGGAACACTAACGCTTGATCTGGTAGCCAAAATTGGTGGCTATGTCGAGCCTATTAAGCAGGCAGAAAAGCAGACTGCTGCTAGCTTTGCTAAAATGAAAGACTCAGTAAGTAAGTATGGCCCAATTGTGGCAGGAATGGCTGCAACAGCAGGCGGTGCCTTGCTTGCAATGGCAACTCAATATACACAAGCAGCAATTGAAATTGAAAGGTTTGCCTTCTTGTCAAATGCTTCTACTACCGAATTCCAGAAAATGGCGATAGGCGCCGAAACGGTAGGAATTAGTGCGGAAAAGCTTTCAGACCAGATGAAAGACTTCAATGAAAAATTGGGGGAGTTTGTCACAATAGGTTCTGGCGGTGCTGTAGACTTTTTTGAACAGATTGCCACTCAAACTGAGGGCGGTGCTGTTGGCGCTCGTAAATTAGCCATAGAAATGCAACGTCTCTCAGGCCCACAAGCACTGCAACTCTACGTTGATAAAATGGAAGAAGCTGGAGTTACTCAGCAACAGATGTCTTTCTATTTGGAGTCAATGGCGAGCGATACCACAGCCCTAATCCCCCTCCTTCGGAATGGTGGCGAAGGCTTCAAACTCTGGGCTGATGCTGCTGAACGTGCTGGCGCTGTTATGGATGAAGAGGCTATTGCCAAAGCCAAAGAGTTAAAAGGTCAGACTCATCTTTTAAACCTTCAAATGACTGGCTTTAAAAATAATCTTCTTAGCGAAGTAGTGCCTGCCTTAGTTGATATTTCAGATGCATTTAGTTCCGGGAATAAAGAAGCTCGCGGCATGGCCGAAGGTGGCATGGTCTTAGCCAATGTACTTAAAGGTGTTGCAATAGTTGGGGCTGGAGTCTATGCAGTAATCAATACTATTGCCAACTCTATAGCTGGTGTAGCTGCTTCGGCGATAAATGCAAAGAAATCAATGGAAATTGGCGATTCCTCTTTGCTATATGGTAATGCCAAGAAACTTTTAATTGGCGGCATTTCTTTTTTTGCTGACTTTAAGCGAGAAAGTGGTGGAATCAATCAGGCCATGCAATCTAACCAGGCCGTCGCTGACAATTTAGTTAAAACAATTGATGGGGTGTTAGATAGTGCATTAAGTGATGCTGCAGCTGCAATGGGTAAATACCAAGCTGCAACTGATGGGTCTACTGCCGGATCTCAAGCTTGGGTTGATAAACAGAATAAAGCTGAGAAAGCAGCACGCAAGAATAATGACGCTTTAAAAGAGCAGCAAAGGCTTCTTCAGGAGCAAGCTCAGTTAAGAGATCAGATCTCTTATGACTTTTCACCAAAATTAACCCAGATTGATACTGATCTTCAAAGGCAGTTGACTGAAATAAGAAAGGCAAATTTTGGTGCTGAGCAGACTGATTACATTGCAAAAGCACAAGCAAGAGCTGATCTTGAAAAAGAAATTTATCTAAGAAAGTTAACCGAGGAGCTTAACTCGCATATCTGGACCGAGCAGAAAAAACTGCAATACAGTTATGAAACTCAGGAAATGATTGCGGCTGAAAGTATAGAATTAACCGCTGACTTAAAACAACTAAAGATTGATGCCCTAAAGGAACAGTTTCAAGAAGAGCTTTTTTACATCAAGCTGGCAAATGAGCGCAGATTGCTAGATGCTCAGTCCACCTATAAGTCTGAAGCTGAAATTATGCAGTGGCGTTACAATCTTGAGCGCATGGAACTAGAGAAAATTAAAGATCAACAGCTTCAAAAAGATTTAATTAATGCTTCTTATATGTCCCAAGACCGCGAAACAGACTCGGCTCGTTACGCAGCATGGGGTAATTATCGCGATGCAATTGGCATTGACATGTCTGCTGAGGATGACCGCTCTCGGCGTGAAGAGGCCATTACAGAAGCACTTGAGTGGGAGTTGATCACTAGGGAAGAATATCAGCAAAAAATGTTTGAATCTGAAGCTGAGTATATGAATGCTCGGGCTCAGTTGCAGCTTAATGGATGGGAGTCTATAGCTTCTGGAACAGCAAGCATAATGGCTGATATGTTTGGTAAACAGTCTGCTGCATACAAAATTATGTTTGCAGTTGAGAAAGGCTTTGCAATAGCACAGTCAGCTCTTGCAATTCAGCAAAGCGTTGCAAAAGCAATGGCTTTGGGGTTTCCTCAGAATATCCCGGTAATTGGTCAAGCTGTAATGCAGGGTGCCCAAATAATTTCAACGATTAAATCTGTTCAATTGGCTGGGCAGGCTCACGATGGTCTGGAGTATGTGCCGCGCGAAGGTACTTATCTGCTAGACAAGGGTGAGCGTGTTGTGACTTCCGATACTTCTGCAAAGCTTGACCGCACTCTGGATAAAGTGCAACAAACTGGTACTTCTGGCGATGTGATTATTAATAATTACACTTCAGCAGAAGTCTCCGCATCAACCGGTAGTAGTGGCGAACTCATCCTGACTATCAAAGAGACCATTGATCAGTACGTTCCTGCTCAGTTCAGCAATCCTAATAGCCGTCTAAGCAAGTCAGTAACCAATAACTTTAATACGCAACGCAATCGAAAGTGAGTTAGTTAGCTATGGATAAATTTATGCTTTGCCCATTGTTAGCGGGCTATTCGTTTGCACCCGGGCAAAATATTCTTGAGCAGCAGTTGGCTGGTGGAATGCCCCGGCAGCGTCGAAACTTTATTGGTTCTGTGGGCGTGGTGAGTGTGTCGGTCTTTTGCCGGAATGAACTGGAGATTGAATATTTCTGGGCATTCTGGCGCAAGAAAGACCGCAATCCGCAGCCATGGCTTTGGGCATTAAAAACTGACAGTTACAAAATGGAAGAGCATGAGTGCCGGTTTATGCTGGGCCAGACTCCGCAAGAATCTGAACGGCAAGGCAATAAGATCAAGTATTCATTTCAGGTCTGGGTTAAACCGTTGAACCGTTCTGCTTCTTATGACGATGATGTGGTGGATGCATGGCAACTTGGCATTAATCCTGATGTATCTAACGCATTAGAGGTTCTGGTCAATGTGACGCTTCCTAACGCCCTGGAGAATGTCTGATGGATTTAACTGAATATCATCTTGATTCCAGCCCGTCTGTTATATTGCTTGAATGCATCGAGATTAAGCACAGCTTGTGGCCTGCGCCACTGCGCTACGTGACCAATCATAGCGATGGTGTGACCGTCAAGCACGAGAATGGCGAAACAGCGGTATATGAATATATGCCGCTGCAAATTCGCCGGGGCAATACAGCTGACAACTTAGACCAGACTCTTAGCATTACTGTCGGTGATCTGGGCAAAGTGGTGCCAAAGTTGCTCAAAATCATTCGTGATGCGGATAGTGAAGAGCGGCCACAGGTTACTTATCGCTGTTATTCATCTTCAAATCTAGATATGCCGATTGACCGGCAGTCTGGACTTGAAGTTGAGGGCATGAGTCGCGACCCTCAAGCAACCACGTTTGATGCAGCAGCACAACGGCTGAATAGCGTTGGGACAGGTCGGCTTTATACCGTAGATGAATTCCCTGGACTAAAAGGATTCTTCTGATGAAAAGTATTGATCCATTGCTCGACCGGCACTATGACCCTGAGCGTTACCACTGCGTTCACTTTCTGATTGAAGCGGCACAGTACCTTTTTGATCAGGACTATTCGCAAAGCTTTGTCGGGCTTACATCGTCATTACATGAAACGCTACATACCTCACGGCATACCACGATTCATAACCGGAAGCTCACAGAGCCAATCAACGGCACCATTGTCCTGATGACTAACATTAATCAAAGCTCGCATGTCGGGCTTTTTTATTGTGATCGGGTTTTGCATTTAACGGAATTGGGTGTGCACTTCCTGCCACTCAGATCGCTTGAGAAAGTTTATAAACGGATTCGATACTATGAGCCGATTACGCATCATAACCAACCCTGTTGATGCTAAAGAAGGCATCTTGCATGTACGCACTGATAAGGTTTTAGAAACCTTTACACAGGTTAAAAATAAACATCCGCATGCCAGAATTTATATACAACCCGCCTGTGTACAAAACGACGTTACACCAACAAATAAAGTCGATGAAGCATCGTTGCACATGCTGGCGAAGAACAATGACTTTGATATTGTTTGTCAGGCTGGGGAAGCCGCAACGATTATTGCTGTCGTATCACTAGTTGTATCGCTGGCAATGACTGTATATACCTTGCTGACGATGCCGAAAAACAAGGATTCAGAACAGGGGTCAAGCAATAACAACCTGTCGAATCCGCAGAACCAGCAGCGGATCGGCTCACGTATTCCGGATATTTTTGGAACTGTAAAAGCGGTTCCCGATCTGATTGCACCTGGTGTAAATGTTTACGAGAACAACAAACAGGTTGAAGAGCAGTTGATGTGCTTGGGGCGTGGTTATTATTCCGTTTCAGACATTCGCGATGGTGATACGCCTTTTGATTCAATTGAAGGTGCTTCAATCTCGATTTATGATCCGGGCGTAAATATCGTAAATGGGGTGCCGCACACTCAAATTGGGGACAACTTCAATTACGCACCGTTCATCGCCAAGCCTTCGAAGTCTATTAATGATCAGTTGCTTGCCGTTCCGAATGAGCTGGCAATCAGCAGCACAGATTTATATTTTCAATACCCTAACCTAATCAAATCTAAAACCGGAAATGTACCGGGAGGGCTTGCTGCAAATGATCAGTTGCTGTTACGGGGCGGGATCTTCAACATTAGTGATCAACAGATTTCAGGCGCTACTCTTGTAAGGCCGAGTGGAACAATTGAGATTAACTCAACGCAGGAACTCATTAATTATAGCGCACTGAACCGAATCAAAATTGAGTCATTGCTTGTGCCGTTAAGTGCAGATGCTTATGCCAGTCTTGCCGGGACATACAGCATAAATTCAATCAGCAAATCTGGCAGCACTTATATAATTCAGCTGGGTTCACCAGCGGCAATCAACCGTGACTGGAATCTGATTGATGAAGACAGATCCGGGAATATATCAGCAATACTTTCTGACACCACGACCAGCATTAATCTTGATGGCAAATATAGCGTTGCAAGCATATCCAGCAGCAGCATCGCCCTGAATATTCCAAGTGCAATGCTGGCGCAGTGGACAAAGATTAATACGGTATTTGGTGGCTCTACCATTTCAGAAACATCTGATCTTAGTATAGATAAGCTGAATGACAAGTGGGTGGGCTGGATTGAGTTCACGAATCAGGAATCTGAAGAACTCTGGATTAATCTGAAAGCGCCACAAGGCTTGTGGTACCAGGATTCGAAAGGTGGAGTGTGGCCACGAGAAGTTTATTGCAAGATTGAATATCAGCAGATCGTAAATAATCAGCCAAGCGGACCTATTTATGAAAGGCTTACTTCCGTGCAATCCGCAAGCAACAATTACCGGGATGCTGTAGGCCTTACTGAAAAGATTGAATTTCCTTTCACTGGCCCTTTTCGGTTCCGTGTCTGCCGGACCACTGAAGACGATTTAAGCTCTAAAGTGGCTGATGATGTGAATGTCACAGATGCTTACGCGGTTCATGCATTGCAAAAGTTTGTATATGACGATTTAACCATTGTCCGCACAAGAGTCATTGCAGATAAAACTGCGCTTTCGATCAAGAACCGGCAACTCAGTATGATTGCCACGCGCAAGCTTTACAGCTATGCATCGGGCGTTAAATCACAGCAGCGTATAGCCACAAATAACTTTGCTGATATTGTCTGTGCGGTAACAGAAGATCCATTTATTGGCCGTCGTTCTGTCAATGAGCTAGATGTAGTGGGTCTTTATCAGACTTCAAATTATATTCAGAGCTATTTCGGTACATACAAAGCCACTGAGTTTAATCATACGTTTGATCAAGCAAATCAGTCTTATGAAGAAACACTGGCTCAGATTGCAAGTGTGGTGTTCTGTAATGCCCGGCGTGAAAGCGGAAAGATCTATTATCAGTTTGAGCGAACCAACCCATCATCCAGCATCCTATTCAATCACCGCAATAAGAAGCCCGGCAGTGAAACCCGGACTGAAAAGTTTGGTGTGACTAATGAGTATGACGGGGTAGAAGTCAGCTGGATTGATCCGGATGATTCCTGGACTGAGAAAACACTGAAGCTTCCTGATGAGAATATTACCAATCCGAAGAAAATTGAACTGGCTGGTGTCACGAATAAATACCAGGCTCACTTTCTTGCACACCGGGCATGGAACAAGATCAGGTACCAGCGTGTAACCGTGCAGTTTACTGCGTATGGCGAAGCTGACCTGATCACGATCAATGACCGGATTGCCGTGACGGATGACACGATTCCTTCGTTAGTCCCGATTGGTGATGGATTTACTCAAGGTGAGGTTGTGGAGTGGGTGGGGCAGAATATTGCTGTATCTCAGCCAGTTCAGCTTAAAGCTGACCAGAGCTATATCATTCATTTGCAGCTACCTAATGGCTCGATTGAAACCATGCAAGTAGTGCAAGGAAGTGATGAGTGGCATCTGGTTTTAGAGCGACTGCCAACCTTGCCTTTAGTTACTTCGTGGGATGGAAAAGTAGCACCTACAGTCTACTCAATCACGCTCAGTCAGAATAAAGACAGTGAAGCCTATCTGGTTTCTGAAAAGTCACCATCTGGCACATTTGAGAGCCAGATTACTGCAATCAACTATGACGCTCGTTATTACAAAAATGATAGCGACTATCTAAACAACCTAATCACATAGACCAGACCAACAATGGCCCACAATTGCGGGCTTTTTTAATGGGTGAGAACATGGCTGAAGATATTAAAACTAGTGTAGAAAATTTCAATACAGACGCTCAAACTGCCGAAGAAGTGGTGAACGGCAATGAAAGCGGCAAAGTTGTGGCTCGGCTTGGGCGTGAATATCCGACATTGCCGGCAGCTATTCAGCGCATTCTGGATATGGGCGGGATGGATGCTTTCGCTACCGAATCTGCCTTGAAAGCAAGCATTCCAACAACATCTACCAAAATCGCATATGCTGCTGATACGCAGAAAATATGGCGTTGGGCTAGCACAAGCGAGGAAGGTGTTACACCGATTACTGGCACCTGGACAGACACAGGCAAAAGTCCAATCGATCAAGCCAAAGCAGACGCGACAGCTAAAGCAAAGGCAGCGGAAGATAATGCGAAGGGGTATACGAATATTCGGGTCGTTGAAGTTCTTGACGAAAGAATTGAAAAAAACGGACAAGCCGAGGATTTAAAGCAAGAAATTGACGCTGAAGGAAAGATTTTCTCTCGAACCGATAAAGACGGACATCTTTATATTACGGGGCTTGAGGGGCTATCTGTTCAGGAAAAATTAAAAGCTTCACCGCAGTATTCACCAACAACAACAGAAGATGTCTGGTCGCTAGAAGATCCAAATGGCTCTATTGTTGCTCGTATCGGCAAGAATGGTTCGCTATATATTCCAGGGATAAATGGGAGCGTTCAAGAATCAATATCACTTGTGGCGCCTAAGTTCACAAATGTTATTAGAGATAAGAAGCACTTTTTTATCGATGAAGTTCAACCTTATCTGAATAATTTAGTTGCATCTGGTATGGGGATTGCGCCAATTCCATTGAATTTGATGCCTTCAAAATACACTGTGCCGAATTCGATTATTAATAGTTTTAAGCTAAACCCGCCGACAGGGCGTTTAAAGATCGATACGCCTTATTACAAGGATGATTGGGTAGTACATCCATTTCTAATTGAATGCATAGGAACCATGCGCGGCTATCGCTATATTCTAGCAATCAATCCGTATACGTTTGAAGCCCACGAAAACCCCGTTATTTACGGCTCAAATGATTTGATTAATTTTGAAATGCTTACAGGTTTTACTCAGCCGCTAGATACTCCACCGGAAGGAGGCTTTCTGTCAGATAGCGGATTCACTTACGACCCGCAGCGCGGTGAATTAGTCTGTTATTGGCGGGTAACACGTAGACCAGCTGACGGTCTTACATATACATCCTACTGGTGCAAGCGGACCAAGGATTTATATACGTGGACGGATAAGGAGCAATTCTTTCCTGAGCTGGAAAATGGGGTTGATGGGTTAACAAGCCCGGCAATTATCTTTGATCCAAGAACAAATCTCTGGCATTTATGGAATATCAAACAAGCAGGGGTAATCGTACATCGCACAGCACCAACGTTGTTCGGCCCATGGTCTACACCAACAACTGTGGCATCTGGAACGACAGTGCCTTGGCATATCGAAGTTCGCTGGGTCGGTGACAAAATAGTTATGCTGGTTAATAAACGTGATCCAGGATCTAATTATTATCTGGCTATTAGCGCAGACGGTGAAAACTGGACGTTTAGCAACGTTCCGCTTTTTGATGTGCAAATGGAAGCTCTATATAAAGCAACATTTTTGCCGGAATTTGATGTAAATAACAAGCTTTATCTGAATATCTTCTACACTACAAATCATTCCGATACGCCTGATTTAAAACGAAAACTTTTCAATGTAAAAACAAATTCAGTCGCTATCTAAGGGGTAAAGACATGACAGTAATTCTTAAATCCGATCAGGTTGCAAACAAGTCTATCGGCAATATTTATGGCATTAATGGCGAGCTTGATTTTCAGGTTATGCTTGATTTTAATCGTGGCTTGTATCGTTATAAAGATGCAGGTGTTTTAAAAGAAACAACATTATCTGGGGCAATATCATTAACACGTGCCTCAAAAGCAGAATATAAGGATCGTTCAGGAGTAGCAAAAACAGCTCAAGCAAATGAACCTCGCATTCACTACATGAGTGATTTGGGCATCTCGGGTTTACTTATTGAAGACGTAAGAACAAATTTATTTGTAAATCCGAATACGCCTGTTACTCAAACAATTTCAATTCCGAACTCAGGGGCAGCTCAAGCACTTGCTCTAAGAGTGGAAGGCACAGGTTCTGCAACAATGAGTGGGGATGTTACAAACTTATCTCGAGCTTCTGCGACGGAAGGGAAGCCTCAAGGCGCATTGCCGATTTCAGGCCCATCAACAATCAACGTTACGGTAACAATCACGGGTAATGTAACTCGCTGTCAACTTGAGCGCACACCATCTTCAACGGGTGGCAACTACGCTTCCAGTTTTATTCCTTCAGATATTGCATCGAGAGCCGCGGATAGGGTTGTACTTTCTGACTTACTTGCTGCAAAGTTAGCAACTGCTAAGACGATAGTTTGTCAGTTTGTGTACTACGAACGGCTTGTTAAAGGCTTTTCAGAATCTGTCGGGGTTTTATCGCTTGAGGATAAAATTAATGCGAAAGGCGGGGTGTTTGTAACTCGTGCGCTGGCTGCGACAACAGGTGATGCAACTCAAAAGACTGTTGTTGTGAATCCAGGGTCAACAGCAATCGCTAAACAGAACGCGATGCCATCGGTTGATGCTCGAAAAGTAACAAGCGTGGTCGCATTTAGTCAGGGTGGGCTGAATACTATTCAAGCTGTGAACGGATCAGCAAAAGAAGTACCTGGTGAAAGTTTGTCAATCGACTTTAATAAAATGACGATAGGCGGGGGTGATGGGTTTTCATCAGCAACAGGTGCTGCAGGCGGGATTCTAACTCGTCTCGCGATTTATGATCGAAAATTAACAGCCGAAGAAATTTCCAAAATATCTACATCATGGCTGCAATAAATAATCTTTTGTAATTGTTTTTTTAAGCTCATGGTAGATAATTAATCAAAATTATTACTATGAGCTTTTTATGAGATTAGCATTATTAGATTATGCTCGTTTTTTTGCAGCGCTATCTGTTGTTTTTTTTCATTATTTCTACAATGGATTAACCAATGGAAAAGTTGGCAACATCGAAAGAACTTGGTTTGCCGATATTGCTGCTTACGGCCATTACGGTGTTCAATTTTTCTTTATTATCAGTGGCTATGTCATATTTTTATCAGTTAAAAATAAAAGTGCTAGCTCATTTTTAAAATCACGGCTTAAGCGGCTATACCCAACATATTGGGTGGCAGTTCTATTCACAGGATTTTTTGCGATGCTGTGGGCGAATGGAACTGATATGGCTGTCACGATCCCGCAAATTTTAGTCAATTTAACTATGCTCCAAAAATTCTTAGGTGTGGCTAATGTAGATGGGGTGTATTGGACGTTGGTGTTTGAATTATTGTTTTATGCTTTCGTATTCCTAATTTTGCTATTCGGAAACTTTAAGAAATTAGTAGCATTCTTACTAGCATGGCCGTTTTTTATTGCTGTCTTTGCCACATTTAGTGGCGGCTTTATGGTGTTTAATCTGTATTTTGCGTATTTTGTTGTTGGTGCAATGTTCGCCTTGCTTAAAACAAATAGCGCTCCACGACATTTAATACTATTGTCATTAGCAGTGGCTGTTTGTGCTGGGTTTTATCAGATGTACTTAGCAAGTCTATCAAAACAGCATAATTTGATAATTGTTGCTCTTATCTATGCTGCAATGCTTGGCTTTTTTGCTATTCAAAATATGGACAGATTTAGAAAAATTAATTTGCCACGCTCACAAGATATAGGTGGTATGACATATCCAATTTATTTAATTCATGCTCATTTCGGGTATATGATTCTAAATCGGTTTGCCACACCCGAGAATCAGGCGCTGGTATACACACTTCTACTACTTACAGTCATTAGCTTGTCATGGATATTGTGGTATGTGATAGAAGTTAAACAAGCAAACTTCTGGCATAAATTCTTTTCTTTTTCAGTTAAACCGGTTGAGAAAATTGAAGCCAAACTTAATTAATTAACCAACAAATCACTATTAACCCTGCCCAGCTCAGGGTTTTTTATTGCCAAAAATAAGGGGGTCTTATGACCGAAAATGAGACTTACGGTGTCAGACTCGAAAAGAAAATCGATTCTATGCAGTCTGATATTCGAATGCTGTCTGATCACGTAACCAAACTAACCTTCATCAATGAAGCTCATCAAAATGCAAGTGCCGAAAACCGAAAGGATATTGAGAGCTTACTGACCCGTGTAGGAACACTAGAAAACAAATCAGCACAACTTGATGGTGGTCTTAATGTCATTCGAATTGCAATCACGCTATTAGCTGGAGTCTTTATTGGAGTGTGCACATGGGTCGGATCTTCAATCATTCAGAACGCACAGGAAAATTCACCACTTAAAGAAAAAACCGCTCGGCTTGAAGCCGATGTAGCAACTATAAGGAACTATCCGAGATGAAATTCATAAACAATGCCCGCCACTGGTATAAATTCTGGTCCATCCAATTAAGCGCTTTAGGCGCTTTTTTGTTGTCTACATGGCTTGCCTTTGGCAATGATATAACTGCATGGTGGATGATTCATGGCGCTGAATATTTTCCATTCTTGGCACCACAAACTATCAAGTGGATTGGATTAATCCTGGTGATATTAGGTCAATTCGCACGTTTAGTTAAGCAGCCGCAGCTTTCAGGAGAGAACAAAAATGTTTGAAGCATCTATTTTAAAGCTCCAAAAAGCTGTAGGCGTACATGCTGACAGCATCATTGGCCGAGGCACTTTATCAGCACTGTTCCGTAAACTTGGGGCCAGCAATGCTCGTGCTGAAGAGTTAGCACTGGCTGCAAATGTTCATATGCGGACATACGGCATCCTGGACAATTCACTTCGCTTTATTCATTTCATGGCACAGCTTACGCATGAGTCTGGCAACTTCCGATATATGGAAGAGATTGCCTCAGGTAAAGCATATGAAGGCCGAAAGGATTTAGGAAATATCTATGCAGGAGATGGGGTTCGATATAAGGGGCGTGGACCAATTCAATTGACTGGCCGTGCAAACTATCGCAAGTATGGCCAGCAGCTTGGCATCGATCTGGAAAATAATCCGCAGATTGTTGCATTACCAAGTATGGGCCTCATGGTTGCCTGTAAGTTCTGGTCTGATAACGGCTTGAATGCCTTGGCTGATAAAGATGACGTGGTTGCTGTAACTCGCAGGATCAATGGCGGCACCAATGGCCTTGAAGATCGTAAGAAACATTTAGCATTACTACGGGGCTGGGTATGAAGTTGGTATTACTGACCTCATTACTTCTCTCCGGCTGCACAGCACACTCAATCTCTAATCATGTTAGCGTAACCGTGTGCGTGCAGTGTTTAGCTATCAGCCCAATAAATTATTTATTAAGGAAGAGCAAATGGGATAAAGAAATGTGTATAGCGTTACATGATTGGAGAGGAACCCCGTAAAAGCTTGATATGAGTCTCTGAAGGCCTTTCCATCTTTAGATAAGTAACTATCCTGTACATTTTTAGAATGCTTTAATGCCTGCATCTGAATATCTTCAGGCAATTTCAAGAAATATATATTGTTATTTATAATTTCAAAAACTCTATTTACTTCTTCTTTATCCTTGGTGAAGTGATATATATCACCAGCGGTAAAATGCTTAACATTATCTAGAGATATAACTTGATTTGCATCACTATGAATATTTCTAACCTCAATATCTTCTGAGTTTTTTATCCTTAAAGTGCATGACTTACTGTCATCAGACATATTCCTTCTCCCTGTAGAAGCTTAACGTTTGTATAGAATATTTATTATAGCTAAATAAAGAGCAGAGCGTCTTGGGGCAGAAAAATGTTTTAACTCACCAAATTTAATATTGTGTGACCCCTCAATCTCGACTAAAGTATCTACCCCAATCCCAGAAATTCTTCCAAAAAAAGAATTATTTGAATCTGTGATCTTAACTCCCACGCCTATCATATTTTTCATATATACCTCACTTTATATAAATAAATATAGCTGGTATTTTATTGCGACATCTATAGCCATTAATATCCCCAAAAATAAAACCTACTTCTCAATCCTCAGCATCTCATCCCATTTAAAAGGATTCCTGCTCAGCTTATCCCGGCTCATTGACCAATTGCGATCTGGCAGCATACAGCTACCAATAGCCAGTTTCTTATCACCGAATTTTACCTGAATATTTTCAAGAGCTTTCATTAATTTATCAGCTTCTTCTATTTTTCGCATATCAGTAAGCAGGTCATAAGTGTGAGTGGCTTTAGGCTCTAGTCCCGTCAAGATAACACCACATTTTTTGTATTTAATGCCTTCTTTGTGAATACTCTCTGCTATAGCACAAGCGACTTTAACCATCACGGTTGCACTATCTGTTGGCTCCGGGAAGGCAAACTGTGCTGACTTATTATAGAAAGGCTCGTTCGGGTCGAATGGATTGGATTGCACAAAACCAATGATGCAGCCTGCAAGCTGCTGTTCCTGTCTTAGCCGTTTTACAGCGTTCTGGGTGAACAGGCTGATAGCTTCTTTAATATCATTTAGTTCAGTAACTTTTGCTCCGAATGATCTACTACTGACAATCTGCTTTCGAGAAGGGGGAGTATGCTCAAGCTCGATACATGCTACACCTTGCAGCTCCATTACAGTTCTTTGCATCACAATTGAAAACTGCTGCCGGATAAACTGCGGATTACTTACAGCTAAATCAAATACAGTATTGATCCCCATAGATTGCAATTTTTTAGAATGCTTGCGCCCCACGCCCCAAACTTCTGATACATCTATATCCTGCAGCATCAGTTCCTTGATCGCCGGATCCATAGTTACCAGGTTGCAGACACCATTTAAATAGAAGTTCTTTTTAGCAATATGATTGGCAATTTTAGCTTCAGTCTTAGTTCGCCCAATTCCAATACATACAGGCAAACCCAACCAGCGCCAGATACGATGCTTCATGTGTTTAGCATAATCAGTCAGATCAAAATTGGCAGCGTACGCAGTCAGATCAAGAAAGCATTCATCAATCGAATAAACTTCCTGTTCGTGCTGGGTTACATAGCCTTGCAATATTTTATGGAATCGGCGAGACATTTCTGCATATAAACCATAATTGCTCGAAAGCACCTGGACACCGTGGTGATGCACAGTATCTTTAATCTGGAATAGCGGCACACCCATCTTGATGCCGATGTCCTTGGCTTCTTGAGAACGTGCAACTGCACAGCCATCGTTATTAGATAGCACAATGACCGGTCTGTTATTCAGACTCGGATTAAATACACGCTCACAGCTGACGTAGCAGTTGTTTACGTCAACCAAAGCGTAAATCTTGTCATTCATTTTAGTTCATTGCTTTTTTTATAATGAATGTGACGACACCCCAGATAATTAACTCTTGTCCGTCATTAAAGTGGATATCGGGAAATACTGGATTCTCTGCCTTGAGCCAACTTTCATGTTTATCAATGATCAGGCGTTTAACCGTGAACTCATTATCGACCAGAGCAACCACAATATTTTCATGTTTTGGTTCAATGCTGCGGTCTACAATGATCGTATCGCCTATATCAATTCCTGCATTCTTCATCGACTCTGAAGCAACTTGAGCCATAAATGTGGCAACTTCATTGTTAATGAGGAATTCATTCAGATCGAGAGTTTTTTCTACATAATCTTGAGCTGGGGAGGGGAAGCCAGCAGATACTTTTTCAGAGGCTAGGGGGATAGCAACTTTAGTGGTGGGATGAATAATAGAGATAGATGAGAGCTCAGACTGCTTTTTGGAATTATTTAGATAATCCTTAATCTCAATGACTTTAGATTGTGGCACCCGGATTACTGCGGTTGGTTCGCCAAAACTCTGTTTTCGGCCAGCACCCTCACGCTTTCCGCCACGGCTTGATATTTCTTCCATACAATCTCCTTTGAATTTGTAACGTAATCAAAAGAATCTTATCGGAAGTTTGTTACATTATTAAATTAGAAATAGTGATATATGAAGAGAAATCAGTCTTTTCTGGGGAATAATCAGACGAACGGCAGATTTCTGAATCTGAAGGATAGGGGCTATACCTAAGCGCCCACCCCGGACTTTTATGGTACGGCTTGGCTCGTTTAACTAAATAGAAAATATAAAAGTGGTAGGGATTCATTTTTCTTATTCTCTTAAGCTGGTATAATGGTTCTGAGTTCAGTTTCCAAACTCTCAACTGAACCGAAATAATAGAAAGATAAATAATCTTAGTCAAAGTTAATCAAATTAAGATGTTACACAGAAGTTACACAATGCTGCTCCTGTTGAGTAATATCATATAAATAACAATGGCTTGAGTTATATATTCGACTCCCGCCACCTCCACCAAAATTCTTTCCGAAGTAATCCATCGGGATCTAAAAAAGCCTTTAAACTTAATGTTTAGAGGCTTTTTTATTGGCTGTGTTGTCCGACCTTGTCCTAAGCTGTTTGACCCTATTTTTGCTTTTATGAGGGTCAAAATTGGGACAATTTGACCCACTAAATAAGTTTAATTATGTGGGACAAAGATATGTCGCTTACCGATGTGCTGTGTAAAAAAGCATTACCGCAGGAAAAACAGTACCGCCTTTCTGATAGTAATGGTCTGTCTTTACGAGTCGATCCGAATGGCAAAAAATATTGGTCTATCAGATACACGGAAAATGGACAAAGGAAGTCTAAAGCATTAGGTATCTATCCTGAGCTAAGTTTAAAGCGTGCAAGGGAGATCGCGTTTGATCTGAGATATAAACTCAAAAATACAACTGAGGTTGAGCAGGAGCAGCCTTATTTTAAGGAAGTCGCAGAGGATTGGTTCAATAATCAAAAAGAAACTTGGTCATCCAAACACATTAGTAATGTACGAGCTTCATTGGATGAGCTTTATATTGCTCTTGCTAATAAGCGTATTAACCAGATTCAGGCTCCTGAGATTCTACAAATCATTAAGAAGATTGAGGCAAGAGGTTCGCTTGAAATTGCAAAACGTATCTAATTTAATGGATGTACGAAAAAATCTCTATAAACTCGAACCAGGATATGAAGCAAGAGCTAGAAGAATAGCATCGGTCTATGCCAAAATTTACCTTGAACAGGAAAATCATGGAGATAAACAACTTATAGGTCGTTATTATTGGATGGGTCTAGGCGCATTTGCCTCAAAAACAGTTGCAGCAGTGTTCAAACATGGACTCACCGCATGGGGATATAAGTGGATGCCACTCAGTGTGATTCGAGACCCTGTACATTCTTTTGCAAAAGGAAATTTATGGTTATTCATGGATATTGCTCCATGGCACTACGCTTGGAGTATGTCATCTGCATCTTTTAACCAGTGTAGAACTCAACGTGATGTCTCAAAATTCACCCATATAAAAGAAGAAGTAAGAAATATTCCTTGGTCAAGTTGCTTACCGATAATTAAGCACTTACAAAGTACCCCTGAAATTACACAGGCTTTTGAGTATCTTCCAAAAATTGAAAATGTATTTAAAAGAAAGAATGAATCAAGACAAGTTAGATTTAAGTTGTCTAGTAAAAATCTTTTAAAACATTTGATGGCGATTGCAGTACAAGAGCAAAGAAATATTTTACAGGAATTGGTATGGAAAGATTGGAAAGTACAAGCACAGGCAACGTTACAAAGCTATACCAAGCTCCCTGATAGTACCTTAGTCTTATCTAGTGATTATGGCGTTGATACGGTCAAACCTGATAAAAATGGAAACTATAAAGGTCGTCATGCAGGAGTTATTAATCAACTCCCTGAATCTGTCTATATTGAGCCTTTGCCACATACTAGAGTTCAAAACTATGATAGCCGTATGGAATGGATTCAAAAAGCAGCAGAAAAATATCATCTTTTAATGTTGAGTAACAAAGGACGTCCATTTTTAGAAAAGGAACTCGCAATTATTGCAGGATGGGGTAACAGTAAAGCTGATTTTAATGTTGGTAAGGACAGTAATGATGGAAAAATTTAAGATCTATTTTAACTTGATCTTTGTCTTTATATTCGGACTCTTCCTTTTAAGCTGTCAACCTCATCCAAAAAATACAGAGAACAATACAATGAATCAGCAACCTTATTCACTACATTTTGGTCCACAAGGTTTTAAAGATTTTGCTCACTACAATCAAGGGAAGGTAGATAATCACCCAGTAGCGAGTTTTCGAGAATTAGATTTTTCACTACCGAACTTAGGCCAAATTAAAATCGAGAATAGTACAAGTAGCTTGACCATTAATCATGTTTTTTCAGTACTTGGAGCATCTTTTCATGGGGAAGAAGGTATTGAGGTGATGACTATCAATGCAGGTTTAAACAAAGAAGAGTTTGTACGTCCTGAACAAGCCTATCAAGCTTATGTTGATTTAATGAAAAAAATTAATCAGGCCGAGTGGAAAAATTATTTCTATCGTTTTTCTGCACGAATAGCAAAAGAAGATAATATTCGATATCTAATGGAATCAGGTGATGTCATTGATCCGACTTATATCTTTAATTATGAAGAATGGAAAAAAATAATAAATACAGTTGGAGGAAACTCGATCGGCTACCGCTTATATGGCAATGGTATCCTTTTGGATCTGAGTATAAAACAAACTAAAAAAACTGAAGATGGTAAAGAACAATATATGGTTCATTATACTTTCAATACAATTCGCTATGATGAAAGAAATTCAATGGATGATTCAGAGAATAATATTGATACTTATAAAATGACATCAAAAGAGTTAGAACAAGCATTTACAAATGAGTTGAGAAGAAATAAAAAATCAAGGGAAATTGATGAAAAAGAAGTTATGGCACAGGGCTACCATATTGATGAAGATTATGTTGATCCTGTCGTTTGGCAGTATGTTAAATAGATCAGTTATGGTTATTTGATTTTAAGAAATTCTAAAATTAACATGATGGGTGTTATATGAATAAGCCCATAACCTGATCACATAAACATACTATCTGGATTATGGTTTTTCTTGCTTAAAATAAAATTAAAAGAGTTATAAGGGTACAATATATTTATATGATTTATTGCCTAAACAGCTGTGACATTAAATAATGAACCCACCCATGCACTAAACAGCATTGCAATAATTCCCCATATCATAATACGTATTGCACCTTTCCAGATAGAATTGCCACCGGCATAGCTTGCCAGCGCACCCAGAACTCCCAGACTTAATATACCAATTATAATAATGCCTGATTGGAGTATAGATTCAGGAAGAAAAATAATTGCAGCAACAGGAAACAAAGACCCCACTGAAAAAGCCAGAGCTGATGCGACTGCTGCAAGAACAGGATTTGCTGAAGTCTGTTCTGAAATACCAATTTCATCTCTTGCATGGGCGTCCAGAGCATTATGTGCAGTCAGCTGTTGAGCAACCTGACGGGCAAGGTCAGAGTCTAAACCGCGACGTATATAGATATCTTGGAGCTCCTTTAATTCATGGGCCGGATGAAGATCTAATTCTCGTGCTTCCATATTCAAATCACTCTGCTCGATATCCTGCTGGGACTTAACTGATATATATTCGCCGGCTGCCATTGAGGCAGCGCCAGAAATCAGGCCGGCTATACAGGTAATTAACAGGGTATGAGTGGAGGCCCCACTTGCCGCTACGCCAATGACAAGGCTGGTAACAGAGATAATCCCGTCGTTTGCACCCAGTACAACAGCACGTAACCATCCCGCACGCTCCATATAGTGCTGTTCAGCATGATAAGAATGACGCATAGAATACTCTTTTATTGTTAAGGTTGTTAAAATAGAGGGAGTTTATTTTAGCTATATATTAGGGCTTATAACTTCTGAATTGAATATATTTTTAACTTATTGATTTTAATAAAAACTAAAATAACAAGACAATTTCTATTATAGTCAGCCTTAAAAATCTTATTTTATAGAAATATTTTTTAAATATTGAGAATTTTAATATCTAAATAATATGGTATCAGAGAAGGTTAAATATTAAAAAATAGAAGATCGATACTTAAGATGCTATCTATTCTCATGATCAGGCTAGAGCAGGTTTTTTAGTGACCAATTTAAGGGAGTTATCCCTGAAGAAGCAGTGCTAAATTATAAATCAAGTGATAAATGTAGTAATAAGCACAGCCGTTTTATAAGGAAAAACCGTGCTGGTGCCGATCTGTAAAGATCTGAACAGGCAGTTGTTGTAGATTATCAGCGTACTATTGATAACAATACTAGCCTGCGCATAAGTAGTGCATTTACTCAAAAAGAAAGTTCTGCTGGTGTAGGGGGAGGTTTAAGCTAGTAAACTTATATAAAGTGATTAATTTTGATATATTATTTAAGTGAATAA